GTATCATCAAAGAAATCAAGCCGAGATACGCGATTATGGAAAATGTTGGAGCGCTCGCATCTAGAGGATTCGACAAAGTGCGTCAAAGCCTTGCCAAAATCGGGTATGATGCGGAATGGCAGGCTATACGCGCTTCCGATGTCGGAGCGCCCCACAGGCGGGAACGTATCTGGATTGTGGCGTACCCCGACCTGCAACATGGTTAGCGGAGGCCCGAACCACAACAGCCCGCAAGTGATAGTCGGGAACCACGGGATCAACCTACATGGGGCGGTATTGAAGCAGCAGGCAATGTGGCCGACGCCAACGAAACACAACGCACAAGAGACGGGAGCGCCAAGCCAGATGGACAGGCACACGCCACAACTAGGCGACCTGGTAGCCGACAGGAATGGTGGACAGCTCTCGCCTGCGTGGGTTAGTTGGCTCATGGGCTACCCGACAGGATGGGTGGATCTTGAGTCAGAATCATCGCGCATCGCTGAACCATTTGACACAGAGCCGGATATTCCACGCGTTGCAAATGGTATCAAAGAACGGGTAAATCAGCTTAAATGCCTCGGTAATTCGATAGTGCCACAAATAGCCAAATTGATATTCGAGAGACTCGGATAAATAAAAAACCCGTGGCTCACACCACGGGTCGCCCAACTGATCCAGCTGCCAGTCCCCACAAGCCACTGGGGTCAACGGGGTTACGGAACTCTAGCTTGAATCACGGGTTTGAATCAAGGCCCTGGGGAGTTAATTCCTCCGCTCTCTGCATTATTGCTCCTTGACCGTCACGGGGTAATATTGTACAATATCTCCAATGACTCAATTTGACTTGGAGATCCCACTTAGAAAAGCCGCTTTTCAGCCCCCCGCTGAAACCGACCCCGGTAGCGTGTGCTTGCCCGATCCTGTGATCGTGGAGCCTACTACCGGGGCTATTGACAAATACGCCCAGTTGCTCGAATCGAACGCCGTAGCGGTGTTTTTCAGTGTCATGTCATCGACGCGGGCCAGTCCTGGCGAGCGTTTGGCCGCTGCGACCGCGGCGCTCAAAGCCGTGGGTAAAGAGAACCCCGCGGCTCAGGCGCAGCCCGCGGCACCAGCACTGACGCTCAATCTGATCGCTCCGGTGCAGTCTGCGTTCCGCGGCATCGCCGACATCGTCGATGTTCTCGACCGTACTCCGCGGGTGAACGATGGCGTATGACCCGAAGCTGGGGTTCACGTTCGACGAGTACCCGGTGCCCGCGATCCAACCCACGACCCTGGGCTCAAGAACCCGAAAGGATCCCCTGAATGATCGAATGGCCCGTTCTGGAAATAGCCCCACATTCACTGGCGACGACATTCAAGGACGAATCGAATCCTCTACTGATACTGAAGCAGGTGATCTCGGAAGTTGCCTCGGGAACCTACCCGACCTCGAGTGAGTCGTTCCGCAAGTTGCTCGCTGATACGGGCCGGGTGTCGTTGTGGTTCTATTTGAGATTCATTTGTGGCTCCTCGGGGCCGTACGACAAACTCAACGGTGACCTTCATGTCGATATGTGCAATTACCGCCAGCGTCTGTTGCGCCCCGGGGTCAAAGGCGCGATGTTCGTTCCGCGTTCGAGCCTGAAAACCACCATCGCCAGTCACGGGGCCAATTCGTGGGAGCTTATTCGCAACCCCGATCTGACCATCGGTTGCACTTCGCAGGTCTACGACCGCGCCGAGTCGTTCGTCAAGCAGACGATATCGAACTTTGAAGAGAACGAACTGCATGCGTGGCTTTACCCCGAGTACCGCAAGGTCAACCGCACGGGCGACGAGCTCATACTGAGCAATCGAACCAAGCGTCGCGTAGAGCCGAGCCTAAAGGCGATCACTGCCGGTGGTGCGACCGCCGGTATCCACGTCGATCTGTTTGATTGCGACGACATCGTTGGCGAGGACATGCTCAATTCGGATCGCTCGTCGGGCGCGGATATGTACAAAATGTCCAACTGGCTTCATTCGAACATGCGCACGCTGGTCGTGTCGTGGTCGAGATCGCGGGTGGTAGTCGTCGGGACGCGCTACTCGCTCGATGATCCGTACGAACCGATCATGCTGCACTCGAAGCGTCAGTACGGTTGCTGGGATTCGGTCGATTACCCGCCGGACGACGCCGGTGACTGGGAGACGTACTTTCGACCGGCGATCCAGGGCACCGAGTCGATTTACCCCGAGGCGTATTCGGTCGAGTCGTTGGAGCAGATGGGCCGGGTCAATCCGTGGCTCAAGGCGACGCAGTATGACAACAACCCGCTGGCTGCTGGTGTGGCCGATTTTGCCGAATACTCACCCGGCGAATGCACCCTCGAATACGACGAATCCCGCAAAGACTTCACGATTATATTCGACGACGGCCAGCGCGTGAACCTGTGCGACTGCGACCTCGTTGGTGGTGGCGATCCCAGCGGTGGTGGCAAATCGCGTGGCCCGAAGTCTTCGAAAAATGCCGTGGGCTTGGTTGCTCGAACGCCCGACGATCGAATCGCTATAATTGAGGCCCAGGCGGGCTTCGTGGAGCCGACGCGCTTTTACGACTGGCTCGCTGATTACCAGCGCAAGTACGGCACCAGCCTGCGGGCGACCTACGTTGAGGCCGTGGCGGGCTTCAAGGCCATGGTCAAGCTGTTGCAGGTCGAGGCCCGGAAGCGCAACTTGCATCCACCGTTGCCGGTTCCGGCGTTGGGTGAGAAAGAAACGACCATAAGGAACATTTTTCAGCCGTTCTTGGCTCGCAAGCAACTCTACATTCGCCACGATCTGCGTGGTCGTGTAATGGAAGAGCTCCGGGTGTTCCCTTCCAATCGAATGGACTTGCTCGATGCAATCAAGATTGCGATTTTCAAGTCACATAAGCCCAAGGCCGGCGAGTCCGACACGAACGACTCGAATGACGATGACGACGACCAGCCCCACTGGAGTCCCAAGGCTCTCAAGCGAATGCGCGACGCGGCTCGAATGCGCGGTGTTTCTACCGTAACCGGATACTAAGGAGGCTCGTATGAGCGATGAATTGGAACTGACTGAACCCGTGGAAGATTCCGACACTGGTTCCGTATCGGGCGAGATTGTTTCGCCATACGTGGTATCGGATATCTTTACCAGTGATGAGCAGCGCGAGAGCTTCGCGTCGTGGATCTGCTCCGAGATTCGTGACGTTCGTGACGGTGGCGAGCGCAAAGAGAAAGAAAAAGAATGGCAGACGAACCGGCGCATTCGTAGGGCCAAGAAGAAAGACGCAGTACGCAATACGCCCTGGATTCGCTCGGCGGCAGTTGAATCAACGCTCGCGGCCCAAAAAGTCAACGCGATCTACGCCAAAGAGGTCGCAGCGTTTGCAGTCAAGAAACCCCCGGTGCGCGTCACGAGCGGGAATCCACTTGAGTCACAGATGGCCGAATCGCTCGAGCGGTTCTTCACGCACGTGAGCGACAATCGCTACGGCATGAACATGCCGGTCGTGCGGAATCAGCTGTTCTTTGACCAAGTGTCGCTCGGTTGCGCTCCGGTCAAGATTCCGTTCCGTATCGACGAGTGGTCATTCAAGCGCAAGAGCGCCGAGGGCACCGAGACGGTGAATTATGTGAGGCACTATGGCCCAGCGGCGATTCCGATTCGGCTGGAAGATTTTTTCACAAGGCCGTACTGGAAAGACATCCAGCGTGCGCCCTGGGTCGGAGTGCGGTACCGCATGTTTGGGCACGAATTGCACCAGAAGATCGCGTTGCAGTTCTTTACGCCCGAAGCCGAGACGGTTCTGGCGCTCCCGCTGAGCAAATACGACGACTCAACCGAATCGTCACTCAAGGACGCCTCAATTGAAACCCCGAGTCTCAACAAGGCAGTCGAGAACGACGAGTTCGAGATCTACGAAATCAACGCCTTCTACGACGTAGACGGTGACGGTTACGCCGAGGACGTAATCGTATGGGTCGAGCCCGACACGCAGACGATTTTGCGCAGCGAGTTCAACCCGCTGTCGATCCGCGATATCGAAATACTGCCGTACATTGAAGATCCCGAGTCGTTGTACCCGATCGGCGTCTGCGACCTCGTAGGCGACCTTCAGGAAGAGGCCACGAGCCTGAAGCGTATGCGTCTCGACGGTACGCAACTCGCCATGCTTAAAATGTTCGTCACAAGCACCGGCTCAGGCATCGATCCGAACGAAGAGTTCCGCCCGTTCAAGCATTACCAAGTCGATAACCCGGCGACTGACTTCCGCACGATCGACTTTCCCGACGTGGCGCAGTCGTGCTTACTGGGCGAGGAAATGACCAAACAGGAAGCCGACCGCGTAACGGGCGCTAACGACTACATGACCGGGTTCAACGACAAAACGGTCGGTTCAGGGGCCTCAGTCGGCGGTACAATGTTCCTCGCGCAGCAGGGCAATTCGATTCTCAATTCGATACTGTCACGTGCGGAGCAATCGATTGGCAACATGTACATGATCGCGCTGTATCAGTGCATGGCCAATGCCGAGAAGGTCGATCTTTCGTTCCTCAGTCCCGAGGATCAGACGAATATGCGTAATATTCTGTCGTTCAAGGTCGAGGATATTCCCACGAAGTTCCGCTTCAAGGTCGAGACGACCGACATTACCAAGACCGACGAGGCTCAGCGTCAGGCAGTGCTTGGGGCATCGCAGCTCTACTCGATGTACGGTCAGCAGCTGCTCCAGTTGGCCCAAATGAGCCCTCAGTTGCAGCAGAAAGTGCCCGAAATCACACTCCAGCTCGCCTATGGAGCCACCGAGCTGATGTCGAGCGCCCTGGAGAAAATGGGTTTCCCAAATCCGGGCGACCTGTTACCGTACTTTGACGACATCGGCGTCCAGCTTGATGCCGCGGATCGAATGCGCGGAGAACAAACGCGTCAGATGAAGGAGGCTATGAATAATGCAACAGGATCAGTTGTCGGAACAGGTGCAAACGGCAGTGGACAAGGTAGCGGGGGCGCGCCAATGGCCCCCGGCGGCAGTGGAACTGCTGGCGGAGCTGGATTCGGAGTCGCTTCAGGGGCTCAGGGGTCTGCTGGATTCTGAGGTTTGGCGCTTGACGGCGGATCTTATCGGGGCCAGTACGGGCCTCGAGTCGCTCCAGGGCCAAGTACGGTCTTTGAAGGCATTTAGAGAGAAACTTGGCACCGCTTGGGTAGCGTTGCACGAGGCATCAAAAAGGAGTAGCGAGTGAACGGAATAAGGTTCTTGTATGCGCCCGATGGCGCAGCTGGTGGCTCAAATGGCCCCATGAATACCGTCGAGGACACCCTGCCCGACGAGAGGTACGAAACTGGAGCCGTGGAGGACTACGGCGACTACGACCTCGTGGACGATAATACGGGCCAGATGCCCGCGGATCTGGCGAACAAGACCCCCGCAGAGTTGGCGGCTGAAATTGCCCGGCGCGACAACGAAGCCCGTGAACTGGGCGCCCGGGTGGATCCGACGAACGCGTTGTCGGCGCAGTTTAAGGAGTTCTTGGCGCTTCAGCAGCCCAAGGCCGCACCGATTCCCGAGGGCTACAAGCTCAAGGGTTCGGCACCGCAGCAGATGGATCCGGTGGCACGGGCGGCGCACAACAAGCGCCTTGCAGAGCGGTTCTTGGACGACCCCGCGGGGGCGACACAAGAGGTTCTAAATGCTGAAATGGCCCCGGTGATGATGCAGTTTGCACAGAATCTGGCATTGCAGAGCCGCGAACTCGTGCGGCTCGATCCTGACACGAAAGATATCTATCGCAAATATGCTAGTGAAATCGAAGCTGACGTGGCCGAGGCGACAGTCGCGGACAAGCTTTCGAACCCGAGAATCTACCACGCGGCAGTGGAGCGGGCCAAGTCGAGGCATTTCACGGAACTGGTGGACGAAACCACCCAGAGCCAGCAAGAGGCCATAGCCGCGAAGTACTTCGGTATCGATGTCGAGGCACTACGGAAGCTGAAAGACGCTCCGGGAGCACCTGTCAAGCCTGCGGCGGCGGCCTCAAGCACACTCGCGGGAGCTGCGGGTAATCGTCCGCCGGTCGTCGCGACCCAGCGCAAAACCATCGCCGTGAACCCCCAGCAACGGGCGCGAATCGAGCAAGGCGCTCGTGCTCTCGGCGTCACTGCCAGCGAATATGCCACGTATCTTCGTGAACGCGGTGAGCTTTAAGACAAACAGGAGGAAACAATGGCTATCAGATCAGTAAGCAACATGAACACCCCGGAAGCACCGGGGGCAAATATCCCTGTCAATGCTGGCTCCGTGACTGTCAGCTCTGGCATGAGCCCAGAGGCCGTGGTAAAATACAACAATGAGGGCAAGGCTCTCGTGTTCGATGTTCAGGGTGGGTTTCCCGAGTTGGCCGACAGCGTCGTCCGGCAGCTCAGTTCCGAGAACCGGATGCGCTATTCGCACGCTCGTGAGATCCATGCGATTCTGAGGCCCGAGGCCGAGCTTGCAACCCAGGGTATCCAGGTTGACCTTCAGCTCGTGTCGAAGCCGAAAGAGAAACTGGACGCCACACCCCCGAAGGGCCTCGTACACCGCTGGGTGCGGCCCGAGAAACTGCGCGACCGCCAGGCCAAGGGCTGGAAGGTCGCTGGCAAGGAAACGAAGTCGTACCTGGGCATGACCGGTGGAATGCACCGTGTGGGTCACAATGGCCAGGACGAGCTTTTGTTGATGACCAAGCCGCGCACAGAGCACGAGAAGGTTTACGCGGCTAAAGCGATTAAGAACTCGGCGAGGGCCGGTTTCACTGGCTCGGTCGTTACTTCCGAAGCCCAGAGCGCTGGACTTTCGGATTACAATGAATCCAAGGACGGAACCAATCGTCCATGGAAGGATATAGTTTCGACCGAAACGGTCGGAGAGGAGTAGAGAATGGCTTTTAAGCTATACAAGGGCAATTCGACCGCTACCGGTGCTCTGGAGACTTATGTCGCCAGTGGTGCGATTGCGGTCAACATGCCCGTTTACCTGGCTGTTGGAGCTACCGGTGCTGAACGCGCCAAAGTAGTCCAGCTCGTCGGAGGCGCTGGAGTAGACGAGCGCATTTTCGGCATCGCGGTTAACGCTGCGGCTGACACCGCCGATGTTCAGATCATGCCGATCAACGACGAGATGGAGTTCGTCGTCGATGCTGCGGCTGATGCGAACGTGCTGTACGCCGGAGTAGACAACTATCTGGCGGCTACCACGCTGCTTCTGACCGTGGGTGCAAGTTCCGTCAATGGGCGCAAGTGCCAGATCGTCGGCAAGCTCGGTACTGCGGCCAACCGCAAGTACATCGTCAAGCTCGGGAACTACGGTTCGGTCAATGTCGTTGGAACTCCGGTAATTTTCAATTATACGGTTGTTTCCGATGTGACCACGGCGACTCCTATTCTGACCGCGCCGTTTGCGTTCAAGATCGACGATTTCTTGTATCACACGACCGTTGGTGAGGCAAGCAACACGATTGGCTTGCGCAAGGCCACCACGCTTGTGGCGACTGCTCTGGCCACTACCGCCGCTGGTGCGATCACTCGCATGGCCGCGGGTGTTGTCACTGCTGAATGCACTATTGCTGCGGGCGACGTACTCAACATCATAGCTGCGGGTGGTTCCAACGGGGCCAATCAGCGCGGCATTCTGACCATCATCGGTCACAGGCTTTAAGGGAAAGGAGTAGATAAATGGGTTCTCCAATGAATCGAGGAGCCTTCCCCTACCAGACTGACCGCGAAATCGGCAAGATGGTAATGAAGGCTTACATGCAGGAGCCGACCTTTTACGACAAGGTCGCGAAGATTGCGGATTTCCCCCAGGGCCGGTACTACAGTGAGGCTGAGATCTCGGGCCTCGGTCAGCTCAGGGCCATGGGTGAAGGCGAGGCGATCAGCTTCGACGTACCGGCTGAGGGTCACAAGAAGACCATCTCGACCGTGAAGTTCGGCCTCGGCTTCCAGCACACCGACGAGATGAAAACCGACGAGCTGTTCAACATGGTGAGCAAGATTGCCCCCAGCATGGCAAAGAGCGCGGCTTATACCCGTGAGCAGGCTTTCTGGAATCTGTTCAACAACGGTTTCAGTGGCGGCGGCGAGCTTGCGTGGGACGGTACGGCGGTATTCGCAGCTCACACGGCCATGAAGAGCGGCGCGACAATCACGAACCTCGGCTCCGCGGATCTTACCGATACGAGTCTCAAGGTTGCGTTCGACTATTTCCTGGAGTTGCAGGACGAAGCTGGTATGCCGTGTTTCATCGACCCGGATCTGTTGATTGTTCCGAACGAGCTTCGCTACATCGCCAATGACCTCCTGAAGGCCACCGGCAGGGTGTGGGACGCGACCCCCGGCATCACCAGTGCCAACAGCGAGAAGCACAACATGAACTCGCTGAATCCGACGTTCAACGTCGTGCCCCAGTGGGACTACATGGCCAACCGGTACCTGACCGATTCCGACGCATGGTTCCTGGTGAGCAAAGAATACGCCGATGCGAGGTTCTACTGGAAAAAGAAGCCGACGGTTTCCAACTCCAACGACTTCGCCACCGACAATACGCTTTATAAGTTGCTCATGCGCTTCTCGACCGGCGTGTTCGACTACAAAGGCATGTACGGTTCTCCGGGAGCGGGTTGATCTGACGCTTAAGGGGGAAGAAAACCCCTTAAAGTAAGCTACGAACGAGGCTCCTATTGAGGGGCCTCGTTTTTTATTATACACTCGAACCATGGCACAACGCAGGTTAGTACAGGTCACGAGACAGAACGAAGGCGTTCTCGAATACGGCTGGAGGCCCGAAACCGACACGATAGGCGATCCGAGTGTCGAGAACTGGACGACCAGTGCCACGGCTCCAAGCGGCTACGTTGCGTGGCTGATGAACGAATCGCTCTACGGGACTAACAAAAGCGCCGGTGTGGGCCGGTGGGCGCTCTGCCCCACGTGCCAAGAAGAGTTCCCGATCAGTGAAATGGTGCTTGTAAAGGGCCGGTTCTATTGTACCAAGAACGGCGATGCCGAGGAGCAACTAAGTGACTCTTGAATCGATAGTCAGTGAGATTTTCACCGCTGCCGGTGAGCCCCCGGATCTGGAGTACCGCGACGCGGCTTTGGCGACCGATACGACCAGCGCGAATTGGCTCCAGTTTGTGCGCCTGGTCAACGAGGCTCAGGGGGCAGTTGCGACCTGGGTTCATCAGGACGGCAGGCGAATGCGCATGCGTTTGGCCGAAGACACAGCTCGGTTGACAGCAGAGATCGTGAGTGACACGGTAGTAGGGGTGACCGGAACGGTTTTGACGCTAACGACCCCCACTACCGGGCGCGACACGTATCGGGGTTGGCTGATTCGGAACGCCACGGGCGCGAGTGCGTTCGTGTTCGTTTCGTACCAGAACGGCGGAGTCGAGACACTGATGTTGTCGGAAGTTTCCGGGACATTTGCGGCTGGCAACGCGGTAACGTTGTCGAGTCGATCGTATCAGTTCGACGATATCGGGGCCGCAGTGCCACCGTTCGGTGCTGGCACCATCTGGTGTGATTACGCCTACGGAGCGCCACTCGAGATCACGGGTGTCGTCACGACCGAGGGTACGGAACTCGTGCTGGGGAAGCAAAGCGAACCTCAGCTTGTTGTAAGTGCCAACGCCGGGCAGCCGACGACGTATACGAAGTCGTACCTGGGCCTGAGGTTCGACACGTACCCTGATGCGGCCTACGAGTACATCGTGCGGTTTATGCGATTACCCCGGCCCTTGACCGTGGGCGATTCGCTCGTCGAGCCTGAGATTCCCCCGCAGTTTCATCGGGCGATTGTGCTCTATGCGCTCTGGTGGCTCTTCATGCGCTCGCAGGAAACCGATAAAGCCTATGCGGTGCGCCGCAACTTTGAAGACATGCTCAAGCGCACACAGACCGAATATGATCTGCAAGACCGCACACAGCGTGGGCAGATCACGCTGACGGGAGAAAACTAATATGGCACATTCTGTTTCATGGGCCACCGATACGTTCGAGGCCAGCCCGATTGTCACGGATCTTATTGGACTCGGGTATTCGCAGATTCAGAACACACGTAAGGCAGTCGGTGAACGGTTTCGGACTGAACACGAAATGGCCGATGACCAGGCGATCACCGGGAACCAGGGTAAGCATAACATGGGTTCGGCTCGGGTGTTTTACTACGACGACGGTACCGCGGGCGGTAACGGCTCGCTGCCCGCGACTCCGACCGTGGCGATTGCCGACGCCAGCGACGATTACATGAAGGGCCGCACGGCACTGGTGCGTTGGCCCGACCCGGACGAGGTGGGCGCATACTGGTATCGGTTGCTGGTTTTTAAGGTCGATTCCGAAGGCTCCGCCTGGGTCGAGCCGAGCTACGCGCATTTGAGCGAGGTCGCCGAGACGTTCCAGGGCCTGAAGACATTCAAGACCCGGCCACGGGCAACTGATGTGACCACGGCGTATGACACTGCGAACAATGCAGATTTCTTGCCCAAGGTCACGATCGAAGAACGCTTTACTTCGTTCTTGACTGTAGCAAGGGACTCAATCATACCCGTTGGATTCATATATGCACAGATGCCCGGATTCCCCTCACCCACTGTTCTCTGGTCTTGGGCTACTTGGGCTCCCGATACTTCCGAAGTACCACTTGACGGTTCTTTCTTGCGTATTGGTGGGGGAGAAGCAGGAGCTTATGGAGCTGCTCAGCAAGCCCAGCAGCTCCCCGCTCACACGCATGCAATAGCTAATGTTGGTTCTGTTCTGAATCCCACAGCGGATAAGAACACTCCTGAGGGGCCAGATTATCAGAACAGCTCTGGTTACTCTCGCTACCATTTTGTTACACCCACCACGGTGACTGGTGAAGCGGGAGTAGGAACTGAACTGCGCCCAATTAACAAAACCGTTAAGTTCTGGAAACGGACGGCCTAGCATGGGGTTCGATATTTACAAAGGGAACACCGAGTCGCTAACTGGCGGGGCGATCAATGCACCCTCGAGACCGGGAGCTGTGGATCCGCGGGCTCAGCAGGTTGATGTTTTTCCGCTCGATGCTTTCGAGTTCGATGATCCGAAACGCAACGCAGTGCCAGTGGTGCGCCTAAAAGCTCCGTGGGTATGGGAAGTCGAGAGTGACATTTCGTCACTTTACGAAGACATTGCACGCGTTGACGGTACGATAGACGGTCAGCAATTCTTCGAGCAACGCTACAAGCGCGACGACGGCGTTCCAACGGCCCCGGCTGACGCTAATCCAGTCGATTGGTTCACGGCGATACCCGCTGGTCTGAACCCGCTCTGGATGACTTCGACGATGAAAAAATACGACGGTACGCTTCTGTCTACCTGGTGCGCCCCAGTGCGCTTCACAAACGCCGCTACGATCATCGGGATGTTGACGAATGAATTGTACCGTGTTCCGACCGATTTGAATGGTGATAATGGTAACTACACTAGTTGTAAGAGTAGCCTCATCGTTTACGAAGGGCCGGCTGACGTTACATCGCAGTTCGGGATCACGTATCAAGCGAGTACTGGCGTAACGGTCGATGATGCTTATTTCATTTCCGACGGCATCGTACACGTCACCAACATGACCGTTGACGTAGGCTCGGTCGAGATCACAGGTACGCGTCTGACGACCAGCGTTACGAAGGAGTTCTCGGTTACCAAAGCTCGCCAGGGCGAGCAGGCTCCGGTCTACTCAATGTCGAGTTCAACGCCGATTGTGCTTGTAAAGCCAGATCTGGAACGTAATCCGAACGAGGTAGTTTTCAGTTCGACGAGTCAGGTTGGCTTGTCTGAACCACAGCCTTACGCTGGTATTTTCAAGATCTACGTCGATGGGTTGCTGTTTTTTGCCAATACCACCCCGGCTACGTCGTATACGTGGAATGGTTTTGACCCGATCTTTCCAGCTACGACGCTATTCCCGAGTCTGACGCTGTACCCGGTGCCGGTTTTCTCGGGCGATGTTGACCTGGCGTTCATGCAGGTCGAGTTGTGGGACGTCACAGACTCGGTTCTGCTCGATCGTCAGAGCGTCGTGTTCATGGCCGACTGGTCGAATTACATAAACGACATTCTGGCTAGTGTACCTGACTACACTCCGACGTACATCGGTAAGTATTACGCTGCACATCCGACGACGTATCGCAAGGGTGATTCGTGGCTCGTTTATGACGAAGACGATTCGCCTATTGTGCGTGGTTTGTACTGGTACGACGGAACGGCTCTATTCCGCGTTGACGGCACGACTGCTTCAGAGTCGCGGTTGCTGGCTCTTGCGCTGTCGGATATTTTCGGCATAGTACAGACACTACCGATTGGCAAGTACGGAACGACCGCAAACTATGGCGCGGTGACCTACATCGAGAACCTCGTCTCGAACGCGATCTTTACCAACTATATCCAGATCGGGCAAGACCGGGTTACTGATCTTGACACCACCTTGTCTGGCATTGAGTCCTCGGCAGAGGCAGATGCCACGGCAAAAGCTAATGCCGCCGCCGTAACTGCGTCCGCCTACGCCGACGGGATTGTAACGGCAGAAGAAGAACGTGCCATAGCAGATGCCACGGCAAAAGCTAATGCCGCCCAAGCCGCCGCAGACCTATCTGCCAAGAATGCAATGGCCGTCGAGCTTGGGTACACGAGTTATGCTAACATGGTTACAACGATAGGAGCTACGAAGAAGACCATCATCACAGGTGGGTACATAAACACCTATCTGATAGAGGTAGCGCAACTTCTAGCACAGGCTATTACAGTTTCGACCGGAGGATCAATACGCTATGAAACAGGATCTGGTGTCCAGAAACGCACAGTGCAACTCGCTGATGAAAAGATCGATTGGCTTGATACTCCTGGCACTTCACCTGCTTCTCCTGAGCAGTTGCGCGCTAGAATCGGACGGCTTGGGGTAGGTGGGGCGGTACTGATGGATGGCGACTTTGTAGCACCAATAGAGGCGTCATGGGGTGCTGACGCAGAATTACTAAATATCAACGGCTCTAATGTTGAACAGCTGTTTATGTCTAATGGGTCACGGAGGGTTGCTTATTTATTATCTTCAGGCACACAGCTATGGGAGATAGTGTACTCTAGCGGAGCGTGGGGTAGTGCCGTTCTGATTGATTCATCCATAGCCTCCTACACAGGTATATCTTATATCGAAAATCCTGATTGTAGTGTCCGAATAGCGTATACCGATAGTGGCAACTCTTTGATTGAACGTATATATACAACATCATGGAGTGCATCTCCTACTACGATACGTTCATCGGGGTACGACCCTCGATATTTCAGAATGCAAACTGGGCTACTTAGACTTGGATTTTTCACTGGTGCTAAGCTAGTAGAAAGAACTAACGACGGAACCGGGTGGACAGCAACGGACACGGAGATAACTAGCTTCGCGGCTGTCGAGCCTACCTATGTCGAATTAGATGACGGGACATTAAAAGTAGCCTATATAAAAGAAACAGCTGGTTCTCATTTATATGAGAAAACTTATACGAATGGAAGCTGGCCAGCATCTGACACCGTGATAAACGGGGCAGAATCAGGAAGGCCAAAATACCAAAAAGATTTGATTGGTGGGCTTAGAATAATTTATATATCATATACGCCAGTAGATTTATTTCCTTACATTACTGAAAGGTTATTCGGAACAGCATGGGGAACACAGACAACTGTTGTTTCAGCTTCTGCCTCCTATCCTTGTCCGCAACAGCTTGCTGATGGGTCATTATCCCTAATCTATGTCACTGCATCAAGAATATACCAAAAGACCCTCCAACGCTACGCCCGCATCGGCGCGGGGATAATCGAGTCTGGCGGCGACGATACCAACGGGCGATACATCAAGTACGGCGACGGGACGATGATGCAGTGGGGATTGTGGATTGGGTCAACAGGAACTTTAGCAACATTGCCAAATTGGTTTGGCACAACGAGCGGATCGTCAACTTGCAGATATATAACCGTAACTTTTCCGGCTACATTTTATAATACAGCAATAATTTTAACGGCAAACTCGCAAGTAGCCGCTACAAGGTCAACCCCAACTGTAAATGATTTTGTTGGATACTTAATATGGAATACTGATCCAGCGGCATATGAGTATAATTGGCAAGCCATAGGCCGTTGGAAAGCATGAAAATAAAATATAGCCCCTGCAAGTGGAACCCCTACGCCGCAAGCCAGTTCGATATATCGACAAAG